TCTCTTAACTCAATAACAAATTTCTCCACAGCGTTCATCCTCTCTTTTAATCCTGGTTCACCATTTCCAATAACAGATTCCTCAATACTTTTAAGTCGTTCCAAGATGTCAGGGTAATCCTGTCGGCGTTCCATTGAAGGATTATTTTGTATAAACTAATACTTTATCAGCATCAGCTATCGTGACTAACCTTACCCCAGAAACCCACAATTCTATAGGATGATAATAGGTCATATTATCAACCGCCGCTGAAGTAGCCCCCAAAGATTTGGCACTTAATATTTCAGCACCGGCTAATTGTTCTGCTGAACCTTCTGAAAGCATGTGCATAACAACAGTTCCGGCTGAAGCTACTTTCCAGGTAATTGATACACCTTGAATATATACAGGATTAACTGAAATTACACCAGCCGTGTCCAAATCCCAAATTCTTGTGGTAATATCATTCGCCATTATTTCTTCCCCTTTTTCTTGACTTTTAATATTTTTCTATGTTTAACCTTCTCAATAGGCTGTTCAGTGATCTCAACATGCTTCTGTTCTAATTCACATGGCAAGTCTATCGTTCCAAATGTTGTTTCGACATTCGGCAACGGCTGTTCTTTCAATAATTTCTGTTCTTCTGCCCATTCAAGCCTTCTTTTCATCCTGTTCTCCTTTTTAATCTAAATAACCCATTCTTCAATAGTTCTCTGTTTTTTAGTAGAATTACAAATATTGCAAGCAATCGATAAATTTTCATAATCATTAGTACCTCCTCGTGACAAAGGCAATATATGTTCTAAAGTATCTTTTCCAAATGCTATTTTTTCTATACAATATATGCAAGTCAATGTTCCAAATTCTTTTATATTATCTTCATAAACTTTTTGAATAACTCCATTCTCAAGAATTCCACCAGCCTTTTTAACTGCTAATCTTTTCTGGTGCATTAATTTTATTTTATCCTTATTATTTTTAGACCATTCCCTTTGTTTATTCAATCTATAATTTGGATTACTAGTAATTCCACCTTTCCAATTACGAGATAAAACACCTTTTCTTCCTAATAATAAATTACCAATTTTTTCTTTAGTCTCTTCAGACATAATTCTTCCTTTATTATCTATTTTACTTCTACAAGAATTACATCTTTTACTTGTTCTTTTAATTATTTTAGAACAATCAATACATTTATTATCCTTATAACGCCAATATTTTTCTTTTTGATTCATCCTATCCGTTTTCTCTGCCTGAATTTCTCCACATCTGTTGCCGACGGGTCGTCAGGGCATAAATGCCTCATTATATTCTTGTATTCTTTTATCTTAGGTTCATTCTTTTTAGACCACTCAAGTTCTCTTTTAACGCTATTTAATGCCCCAACCTTATCATCATCTATGACATACTTCATCGCCCCTTCGACGAGAAACCCCTTAACGGGATGTAGCTCATCTCTGGTCAGCATACCAACCGTAAACTCATCCTTTAGCTGTTTAGCTCGTTTCCACATTGTGTTAGTAACGTCAGATGATAATGTTTCAGGTCTGCCTTTGTCATATTGCTGTGTCAAAGTCTTGATATTTTTCGTTACCTCTGCCTTGTCGAACATGTGTCCTCTGTTCAATTTGCTATCGGAACCATTCAGTTTAGATCGTTCTGAGGCAATATTCTCCTCTAGCACCTGACGAGCCGATAAAGGGGAAATTTCCTTAACTCTCTGATGTTCCATGACCGCATCGTTATTCACAAATATTTTTACCATTTTAAGTTGTACGATGGCTCAAACCCTATTAAACTTGGGTTCTTTTTTGCCGCCATACTATCCTCCGTTTCTAATCCGATATTCACCAAACACCCGCAATCTTTACACTTGAACTGATACACCAATGGATGAATACGCTGTATGAACTTCAATTTCGGTCTATGCGCTCCCCGATACGGTTGATTAGAGGGGCAGAGCATATAAGGGCATCGAGCATCATCCTGCCAATACTTCTTCTCTCGGAGCATGCTCTCCAAGAGTAATCTTATCCTTTTCATCAACTACCCCCTTTTCATCCGCAACCTTCTCATCGTCATCAATTTCCCATTTAATCTTACTATTATGCTCAATAGCAGTAGTCAGAGTTTTCATTTGACCACTTAATATCTTTTCAGCAAAACCTCTTGTTCCATCGTATTTAATAGCTAATTCAGTATGATATTTAGCCCTCTCATAATTCTTAACAGTGATCCAATACGCCGCAAGATTGGTATGGCACAAAAAGCTCTCTGGGTCTAAAATAAGACCTTCCTCTAGTATTCTATATGCCTTTAGATATTCCCCAACATGCAACCATCTCTCGCCAAGATTAGCGTAGTTAGATACGCAATTAGGGAAGTTCTTAATACCATTCTTATAAAGATTCTCAATATTCTGAAAAGCCGGAATATAGAGATGCGACCTATAAGCATAAGCAGTTGCCAATATTGTCAACAGGATAGGATAACCTTGAATAAGGGTTCCAAGTATCAAACATATCCCGACATTCGGAAGATAAAGATACCTCTCGGCAACGAACTGACCTAACAGCTTGTACTGGCTGAACGGTGCTATTCCGAAGAAGAATATCAAAGTCCCTAAAGGCGAGATTAACCATCCTGCACCTAAGAACACCACGCATAACAACAACGCTACCCAGAAGTCTTTGTTGTATGAATCCATCCAGAGTTTATACTTATCCTCTCTGTTGTATTTAAACCCAAACTCTTTAAAGAACGCCAGCTTGTTCGGGAATAAGACGTTATGGATATAATAGGCAATTACCTTTGTCATTAACGCTGGCTTACGCCATGTAAAGTGGTCTTTCTTACCCATGTCCCGTATCTTGAATCCAGTACGGAAGCGTTTGCCAAACAAGTATGTAGCCAACGGCCAAAGCCACATAAGCCCCCAACCAGAACCCATGAATAGGAATATAAATGGAAACCCAATACAAGTGATCGTAGAACCCAACGCCGCAGTAAAGAATAACGAGCTAACAATCCCACCAAATATATTAGGGAAGGTAGTAATGAAGTAAAAACCCGTTAAAGTCAAGAACGCCGTCACCGCATAATACCCACCTGTAATCCATGCTGTACCATTGACGCTAATAGGGTGAAAGGCGAATAACAGAGCTACCTGCCAGCCAAAGAGTAAGTCAACCACCCAGACATTCAAACAATGTGTCAGCACTAAGAAGAAGTGACGCCAAGGGTGTGGCTTTGTCGCATACCACGTCGGCGGTGGTGAACTTTCTGGGACAACATAGAGATAATCCCAACGCCTCACGTTATCATCAATGATATAGTAATGTCGATTCTTACCGCACCAAATCCTCGCATACAAAACGAACACGCCGCATATAATCCAGAACAATTCCATAATATCCTCCAAAAGAAAAGGGGGCTTTCGCCCCCTAAGTTACGCTACTGGTATAAGGTTAATCATCAATGCTGAAGTATTAGCCGTTACCTGAACTGCCGACGTGACATGCAAGAAACTTCCTTGCCCTATCGCAGTACCTCCAATGGTCGTATAGACCGCTTGGGCTACTGTATTAGTTGCACTACCAACCGTCAACGTCGCAACGTCAGACGCTGTACTAACGCTACCAGCATTAACTCTTACTGATACCGTGATACCTACCGTTGCTCCCTGAACATATACGATTTCAGGAAGGCACTTGAATGGTGCCCTGATAGTAGCCCCAGAATCGTATAAGTTAGAGTCTAAAGCAACAGTATATAACCCTGGCGCAGCAGAACCACCAAAAGCCAGCGATACTTTACTGCCGTAAACGCTGCCTGTGGCTCCTGTCAATGCCCCACCGACAGATGATGCACCTGTTACATTTACTGTACCATCAGCAAATAAATCCAAGCATGTCAGGTCATTGTCCCCTGCGGCTGAATTTGTTGCTGAGGTTACTCTTGTACTAATCCCGTTTGGGAAGTTTGTTAATGGCATTTATCTCTCCTTCTCTGCCTCTGCGATTTGCACGCAGACTTAGCGTCTTGTGACAGATACCTTCGGGGGCTTATCGCCCCCGTCGGCGTATTAACTACTCAGAGTTAAACAAGCTGACCAAAAATCCACTTCCAATCATCCCAACCTGTACCCACCCTGTAATAACCAAGGTAGATGGCAGTCAAGGTGTTTGAATCCTTGTCTTGGAAAAATTGGACTGGTTCTCGGTTCCACCATAGTAAGTAATCTTTTTGCATTTGGAAGTCTGTTACGAACCAGTTGTTAGTATCCGTCAGACGATCCCAAACCACAAGTTTATACTTACCTTGATGGAAGTTAGCGTTGTTATTAGCTGTGTCTACTTTACCTTTAGAGTTAATGATTTCCCATCCAGTCTGTTCCAAGTTGCGTGGAATAATGATTGTATCTGGACTGAGAGATATTTTCTCCCCAATGTCATCAGTGAAATTGTGCATATTAATACGGGTTGTTTCCATATTAGTCGCACTCAACGCTGATGTACCTTCATTACTTTGTGTTGCTACTCCAGCAACGTTGCTAGGATGGTCACTGGCACAAAGTTCTGTACCGTCACCATCACTAGGTTCAAAAGTAAAAGCAAGAGCGAAAACTTGCGCCCCTAATTTTTCTCGTGAACGTGAAGCTGCTGTTGCTAATCCTTTAGGATAACGCATCATCACACGGTACTGGTCATCAGCCGCAAGTTTGCGTTGAATCTCAATCTTGCTGGCGTATTCAGTAAACGTGAATGTTTTGTCATAACCCTGTTGCGGATTAACTTCTGCGATTTTACCAGTGAACTCGGTAAAATCTGGAACCATACCTACCCCTGATGTCTTTTCAAAAGCCTGTTCAGACTTCTGGACATTGAAGAGGTCAGGTACCATGCTTGGTAAGGCTCGGTATTGATCGAAGTAGATTTTTTTGAAATCTGTTTCGAGCAAATCGGGCCAATCGGCTGCTAATTGCATATGACCTCCTCATTAACCTAAGACATCGCTAACATAGGCACTATTAGTTAATGCTACTTCCGACCAAATTCTGACTTTGGTTAGGCCATCAAGTCCGTTATCA